CCCGTCATTTACAGCAAACAGGTGCAACTTGCTTTCCGCAAGGCCGCTGTTTGTGAAGCAATCACCAACTCCGATTACTTCGGTGAGATTGCTGCAATGGGTGATTCCGTTAAGATTATCAAGGAACCCGAAATCACTGTTAAGGCTTACGCCCGTGGTACAACCATCACGCCGCAAGACCTTGATGACGAAGACTTCAGCCTGACCATTGACAAAGCTAACTACTTTGCGTTCAAGGTTGATGACATTGAAGAGGCGCACAGCCACGTTAACTTCCAGTCTCTGGCAAGTGACCGCGCTGCATATCGCCTTGCTGACCAGTTTGACCAAGACGTTCTTGGCTACTTGTCAGGTTACAAGCAGTCTTCTCTGCACTCAAATGCAGACACCGCTAACGATGTTGTTAACGGTTCAAAGGCTGTAACAACTGCTGGTTCTGACGAACTGCTTGCATCAATGAAGTTGGACGCATCCGACTTCTCTGACGGTGCAGGTTCCGTTGGTTCTGCTGGTTACGCGATTGCAATTCAGCCGCGTACTGGTGGTGCAACTGACGCAACTCCGGCTGCTGGTGATACCCATCCGCTGACCCTGATTGCACGTATGGCCCGTCTGCTGGACCAGCAAAACGTGGACTCACAAGGTCGTTGGCTGGTTGTTGACCCGGTATTTATGGAAGTGCTGAAGGACGAGGACTCTCGTCTGTTCAACGCTGACTTCGGTGGTTCTGGTCTGCAAAACGGCCAGATTGGTACTCAAATCCACGGCTTCCGTGTGTATCAGTCCAATAACCTGCCTTCAGTCGGTACTGGTTCTTCCTTTGCTGGTGCAAACAGCAACACTAACTACGGCGTTATCGTAGCTGGTCATGATTCAGCTGTTGCAACTGCAGAGCAGATTAACAAGACCGAAACCTACCGCGACCCTGACAGCTTCGCTGACATCGTTCGTGGTATGCACCTGTATGGCCGCAAGATTCTTCGTCCTGAAGCACTTGTTAACGCCATCTACCACTTGGCTTAAGGGGGGATTGAATAATGGCTACTATTACTTCACTTCTTAAAGCTGCGACTGGCAATTCCCAGCGTGGCCGCAACCCTTACATGGTTGAGAACACCATTGACATCGTGGCTACTACGGTAGACCCGTCTGCCGGTGATGTTGTTCAGGCAATCACCATTCCTGCTGGCACCAAAATCATGGCTGCTGGTGTGGAAGTTGTTGAAAGTGCAACCATGAACACAGGTACAGATGCAACCGTAACTCTTGGTGCGGCTGACCCAGATGAGTACGTAACTGCATTTGACATTGACGGTGCTGCTGACGGTGCTTATGCACCTAGCGTCACTGTGTCTGCTGATGTAGTTCTCGCCTCTGACGACACTCTGGACCTGACCTTTGCAGGTACTGGCGCATCTTTCACGGCTGGTAAACTTCGTGTTTACGCAATCATGATGGATGTAAGTTCACAGGGTGACACTTCTGCTAACGAAGTAGACCGTGACACTCTTGCCTAAATAAAGTGAGGGGGCTGGGAAACTAGCCCTCTCCTACCCTTTGAGGATTTCAAATGGCATACACTTATCTTGACATAACGAATGAAGTTCTTGCGCGGTTTAATGAAGTTGCATTGACTGCGGCAAACTTTGGCAGTTCTCGTGGGTTTCAAACTCAATGTAAGAACGCGGTAAACGATGCCATCAATTATATTTTTCAACGAGAGTTTGGCTGGTCATTTAGCCACGCAGAACAAACAGAAACACTGGTAGCAAATACTATACGTTACACAATCGGTGCTTCCATTTACAATGTTGATTACGAAACATTTAGAATTAACAAAGATGCCTCTCTTGGCGTAGCTGGTGTTACACTTAGAGAGTTAGACTACAAAGAATATGTAGACAAGTTTATTGACCAAGAAAGCACATCGGACGTAGGCGGTGTGCCTATTTATGTATTCAGAACACCTGACAATAATTATGGTTTGTATCCGTATCCAGACAAAGCGTATACACTTAAATATGATGCATACACTAAACCAACTTCTCTAAGTGCCGAAACTGACGTTCCAACTATTCCTGAACAATTTAGGCAGGTTATTGTGGATGGTGCAACTGCTTATGGCTATCAGTATCGTGGAGAAGCACAGCAGTATGGCATTAACTTTGCCCGGTTTGAAGAGGGCATTAAGCACATGCAAAGCCTGTTCTTGAATAGAAACTTTAACTATATTCGTTCTACTTACATACCACGGTCACAACGCTACGGCACTTCTTTGTTCCCATCAGGAGTATAACACATGGCAGACGAATCTGGACTCAGCCCATACGTCTTTGCCTGTGAGGGTGGACTTGTATTAGACCAGTCTACATTTGCTATGCAGCCCGGTATGGCACTTGAACTGCAGAACTTTGAGCCGGACATTCGTGGTGGATACAGACGCATTTCTGGCTATACTAAATGGAACAGCAACATTGTTCCGCAGACGGCTTCTGCTACTGAACCTGTTTTAATGTCAGCGTATTTCAAGGGAAATGTAATCGCGGCACGTGGAACAAGCGTATATAAAGGTGGCACAACTGGTAGCTGGACATCTATTGATAGTGGAAGAACAAGCGCAGGTAAGTATTCTTTCTTTCGTTACAATCTAGCTGGCACTGACTATATTGTGTGGGCAGATGGCGCAAACAACGCTAGTAAGTATGACAACACAACTGTTACTGACCTGAATGCGACAGACGCACCTGCAGACCCCAGCATTGTAACGGGATTTAAAAACGCCTTGTTCTTTGCGGGTATGTCAAGTAACCCACAAGAGATTGTTTTTACCGCACCTTACACAGACGATGATTTTAATGTTGCAAATGGTGCTGGTTCTATTGCGGTAGACAGCGTAGTTACAGGATTGTTTCCTTTTCGTGAAGCACTGTATATTTTCTGTGAAGAACGCATCTTTAAGTTGGTAGGAAACACTTCTGCCGATTTTGTTCTACAGCCAGTAACTCGTGAGATTGGTTGTCTTAATGGCAACACCATTCAAGAATTTGCTGGTGACATTGTTTTTCTTGGGCCGGATGGTCTGCGCACAATTGCCGGTACTGAACGCATTGATGACGTTGAACTTGGGACAATTAGTCGTGCGGTGCAAAGACGGTTTTCAGATTTGTCCGATGTGGACGAGTTTGAAAGTGTGGTGATACCAAATAAAACACAGTATCGCATTTTCTTTTCTAATTCAAATACGACCAGAGGAAACACAACAGGTGTTATCTGCGTAAGAAAAGGGGAGCGTTACGAATTTGCTGACCTTCGCGGTATTCGTCCAAGTTGCACAGACTTTATTGTAGATGATGGCGACAGTATTATTCTTCATGGCGATTTTGATGGCTATGTATACCAGCAAGAAGAAGGTAACGACTTTGACGGGAATGTGATTACGGGTAAATATAGGTCACCCGATTTGTCAATGGGCGATGCCGGTATTCGCAAAACATTTCAGCGTGTAATTATTAACTATGCACCTGAAGCTGCAGTTAACGCGGATTTGTTTGTGCGATACGATTATGAATCCCCTGATGTAGCTAGACCCGCTGCTTATCCATTTGATACCGCAACTGTTGTTGCAGTGTATGGAACATCCTCTTACGGAACAGCTACATACGGTGGTCAGTCTAACCCATTAGTTAGGCAGCCGATTGAAGGTAGTGGCTTTGCTGTAGCCCTACGAGTTAACGACAGAGGCACATCAGCACCATACTCACTCAAAGGTTTTCAGCTAGAATTTGATGCAGGAGCAAGACGCTAATGGCAGGTTATACTAGACAATCCTCGTATACTGATGGCGACATTATCAATGCCGCAGACAGTAATGACGAGTTTGACCAGCTTGTAAACGTATTTAGTAATACAACTGGCCACGCACATGATGGCACTGCTGCCGAAGGTCCAGTCATTGGTTTGATTGGCGACCCCGGCGTAACCACTCCCAAAAACAAAGTTGTTGTGGATGACAGCAACAACCAAATTGAATTTAGCATTGATGTTTCTGGCACATCAACAGAACAGTTTGTGCTTAAAGACGGTGTGATTGAACCTACCACGGACAATGATATTGACTTAGGTGCTAGTGGAAAAGAGTTCAAAGACCTGTATATTGACGGTGTTGCATATGTAGATAGCATTGCAATGCCCACTACAACTGTCACAGATATTCTTGACGAAGATGCTATGACTTCTGACAGTGCAACTGCACTGGCTACTCAGCAATCCATTAAGGCATATGTAGACGCACAGGTTACTGCACAGGATTTGGACTTCCAAGCAGATACGGGCGGCGCACTTAACATTGACCTTGACAGTGAGTCACTTACCTTTACAGGTGGCACAGGCATTGACACATCCGGTTCAGGCAATGCTGTTACCTTTGCTATTGATAGCACAGTAGCCACTCTTACTGGCACACAGACACTTACAAATAAAACCTTGACAAGTGCTGTACTGAATGGTACAATAAGTGGAACTTCCATTAAAGATGAAGACAATATGGCATCAGACAGTGCCACTCATCTTGCAACCCAACAGTCAATTAAAGCCTACGTAGATAGTCAGGTAACTGCACAAGATTTAGATTTTCAAGCTGATACAGGCGGTGCATTAAGCATTGACCTTGATAGTGAGACAATGACCTTCACGGGAGGTACGGGCATTGATACCAGCGGCTCTGGCAATGCTGTGACCTTTGCGATTGACAGCACTGTAGCTACACTTACTGGCACACAGACACTGACTAACAAGAGCATTGACGCTTCTCAACTTACTGGTACTGTAGCTAATGCACGGCTTGACCAGCAGCTTCAAGATGTAGCTGGCCTTGCTGTAACTGACGGTAACATCATCGTTGGTAACGGTACTAATTTTGTAGCTGAGTCTGGCGGCACTGCACGTGCATCTTTGGGAGTATCTATTGGTTCTGATGTCCAAGCCTATGACGCAGGTCTTGCTTCTATTGCTGGCCTCACTACTGCTGCCGATAAAATTATTTATACTACGGCAAGCGATACATACGCAGTCACTGACTTTACGTCCTTTGGTCGCAGTCTGGTTGATGACGCTGATGCTTCAGCGGCTCGTACCACACTTGGTCTTGTTATTGGCACTGATGTCCAAGCCTATGATGCGCAACTTGCGGATATCGCAGGTCTTACACCAACAGATGGCAACATCATTGTAGGTAATGGCACTAACTTTGTAACAGAATCTGGTGGTATTGCTCGTGCATCACTTGGTCTGGGTTCAATCGCTACTCAAGATAGTGGTAGCGTAAGCATCAGCGGTGGTAACATTGACGGTACTGCTATTGGTGCTAGTGTACGCAGCACTGCACAATTTACTACACTAGAAGTACAAAGCACTTCTACACTAGAGGGTACACTCAATCTTAATGACGACCTTGACATGGGCGACAACAATAAGATTAGGTTGGGTACAGGCGATGACCTTGAGATTTACCACGATGGGGCTAACAGCCGTATTAATGATGCAGGTACAGGTAGCTTGAAATTGCAGTCAGGTAACACTGACCGAATTGTAGTGGACAGCAATGTTACTATTCAGGGTCTGATATACCCATCTTCGGATGGTTCAGCCAATCAGGTGCTTACAACCAACGGCTCTGGTACGTTGTCCTTCCAGAATGTAACTGAAACTGACCCATCGGCATTGGCTTTTGCCATTGCATTAGGGTAAATAGTGCTTGACAAATAAAGTGATATATGGTATAATTATACTAAACTTGGAGTAAAAAATGGCAAACGCATTTTTATCAGAAACGCAGACAGGTGTAGGCACTTCGCCAGTGACTATACTGACATGCGGAGCATCAACAGAGATTACCGTCATTGGGTTGAGTGTATCTAACATTGTAACCAGTCAGATTCTTGTGGACGTGCAGCTTGACGCATCAGGTCGCACATCAGGAGCAGAAGACAGTGTTTACCTTGTTAAGTCTGCACCTGTTCCTGTTGGCGGTTCTTTGGTTGTAGTGGGTGGCGACCAAAAGGTGGTCATGGAGCCGGGTGATGTTATCAAAGTAACATCCGATACTGCAACATCTGCTGATGTCGTTTTGAGCCATCTTGATATTACATAAGGGGTAGGGCATGGCATATCTTGGCAATATACCTGCTGTAGCATACTCATCGGTATCCTATCAGGATTTGACTGGTGGTAGTGGAACAAGTTTTACACTTGACTATCCTGCAGGTAATGAGCAGGAAATTGAAGTATTTGTGAATAATGTTCGTCAAGAGCCGGGTGTTGCATACACTGTTAGTGGCACATCCTTGACCATGACAGGAACTATTTCTTCTGGTGATGATTTCTATGTGGTGTTTCAGAGCAAGGCGCAACAGACTATTACGCATCCAAGCACACAAAACCTCAATGCTGCAGATGGAAATTTCACAGGAACTGTAGAGATTAGTGGCAATTTTCCTATCTGGGAAAACAGTCAGACTGTAAATGCAGACTATACAATTACAGATGGACGCAATGCCATGTCTGCTGGCCCAATTACAATAGCATCTGGTGTAACTGTTACAGTTGGCACTGGCGAAACATGGACGGTGGTGTGATATGAGTACAGTAAAAGTAGACACCCTTGTAGCAAGTGATGGCAGCAGCCCGGTAACGCTGACGAAGCAGAGTGCAGCGAAGGCGTATTTATATGCCCAACAAAGAACAGCAACCGTAGAGGCTAAAAATAGTTTCAATGTAAGTTCGTGGGTTGATGAT